GGTGGCCTTCACGGCCGCCGGCTCGTGCGCGAACTTGAAGTCCACGCGCATCGACACGACGATGATGTAGACGCCGGCCTGGATGTCCCGATCGGTGTCGAAGCGGATGTTGCGCCACACGCCGAAGAGCATGTTGGCCGGGTCCGTGAGGAGCATGTCCGTCTGGTTGGCGCCGATGCCGAGGTCAGTCGGGAACACCGGAACGTCGAGCACCGGGATGCCCTCGAACGGGCCGGCCATCGGCTGCATGACGTGGTCGTCGCCGGCTGGCGTCATGCGGTCCGCGATCGACTCGTGGTAGTCGATGACCGCCTCGTCGGCCGTCATGAAGCGCAGGGCGCGCTTGTCACGGCGGAACTCGCTCGGCATCGTCTTGAGCGTGTCCTTGAGGACGACGCGCCCGAGCGTCGCACCGCCAGCGCCGACGAGGTTCGTCACGGCCTGCGCCCGGAACCCGTCGAGCAGCTTCAGCAGCGCATCGACCGAGCCGGTGTCGCCGTTGAATGCCAGGTCCTCGAGGTCGAGCGAGACGCGCTCCGCGAGCGTGTCGCGAACGGTCGCCTCGAAGTTGCCGCGCTCGATGGAGTCCTCGAGGGCCTCGAAGCTCACCCGCGTCTCGGCCTTCGCGAGCTGCGCATCCAGCTCGACCTTGCTGGTGTCGGGAGCGGCACGCAGGCCGACCGGCAGCGCCGTCGCCTCGGAGCCGGCGCGCAGGGCGCGCGACCCGTAGCGGATCTTCTCCCGCAGCTCCTTCGGCGAGCTCATGTCGACCCGCGTCATCAACGGCAGCACGACGCTGCGGTCGATCGCCAGTCGAATGAACCGGTCCGCCTGCCCAGGCTCGAGCAGACCTCCGGGCGCGAGCTGCGCGAGGAGCATGTCGGCTTTCTGAATGACGTCTCTATTGTCCCGCATCGATTCCTACCTCTCTGTTCCAGGGCGTCCTGTGGTCAAGCGCCTTCCAGTTGTTGCTCACCAGACCCACGGACCGCCCTGGCGCATGCCGCGACGGTTCCGTTCGTTCGTTCCGCCGCCAGCGGGCTTGCCTGGCGGGTCCGCCTCCGGCCTGCTGCCCTGCGGCACCGGGGTGGAGGACAGCTCGGCGACGCGCGCAGTCATCGTGTCGAGCCTCTTCATCAGCTCGGCCAGCTCGGGCACGTCCTCCTGCATCTTCTTCCCGGCCTTGCCGTCATCGGGCGAGCCGCCGCTGCCGATGTTGCCAAGCTCCGCGGCCGGCTTCGGATCGGGCGTCTGCGGAGTCGACTCCTCGAGTCGCTTCTCGGCGGGCGGAGGAGCCGCCGGCTCGACCTCCTCGAGGATCTTCATGAAGCGAGCGAACGCGTCCTCGAGCGACTTGATCGCATCCTTGTAGCGGACGAGGCGCCCGCCGGACAGCTTGCGCTTTTCCACGTCGTCCTCGGCCGGTGGCGCCGGAGTCGCAACCTCCGACGGCTGGGCCTCTGGTGCCGCCGCGGCGCCAACCGCGTGCAACGCGCCCTGGTAGTCCGAGAGGAACGAGAGGACCTTTGCCGACTCGTCCTTGGTGATGGTTCCCTCGCTCTTGATCTCGAGGGCCATGGCGCCGAGCTGCTTTGCCAGGTCGGCGAACCGCACGCCAGCGCCCTTCGCCATCGCCGTCTCGGACGGCTCCGCGGAGACGGGCGACGGGTAGCGACCGAGCGCCCCGGAGAGCAGGTCGCACAGCGCCTTCATCTCCGCGCCGATCTCCGCGGGCACGGGCTCCGCCATCTGCTCCTGCGTCTCCTCCGCTTCCTTGATCATGTTCGTCAAGGAGACTCCGCGCTCGAGCACCTCGGTGAGGACGCGCAGCAGCCCCTCCTTCACCGGCGTCGGGATCGGGCCCTGCTTCGTTTCCGCGACGGGCGTCTGGGTGTTCTCGTCCATTGTCTGTCCTCCGAGGGTCTTCTTGGCGTTCTTCACAACGAGGAAGCGGCGGCGGTTGGCGGCGCGGTCGACGTAGCTCACTTCCTCGACGAGGATGTCACGGAGACGAAACTTCGCCTCCTCCTCCTCCTCGCCATCATGCTCCTTGTCGGTCGCCACCTTGCCCGCCTTCGATGTAGGGCAACTATAACCGAGCGCCTCACAGCAACGCTAGTTACTCCTTCGCGGCCGCCCCAAGGGCCTCCTTGAGGGCCGTGCCGCCGATGGAGTAGCCGTCGAGCGAGCCCTCCTTCACGAGCGCCCAGACCTCGTCCGGCCCCGCCCGCGTGGCCAGGAACCAGGTGCCGACCGGGAACTCCTCGCCGCCGTGAACCTCAGCAACCTTCGACACGTAGCTCTCGAGGACCTTGATCCCATCGAGAGGCCTGCCCCGGTGCATGATGCGCATGGAGCCGCCAAAGTGCTCGAGGAACGCGTGGGCAGCGCTCCTCACCGTGGCTGCGTCGTAGATGTCGCCCTGCGCGTCAACCTCGTCGGGCACCAGCACCACGCCGAACACGTATCGCTCCTCCGTCTGCGCCTCCGGCGAGTCGCTCTTGAGAAGGCGCACTGGGCGCACGGCCTTCGCCACCGCGTGCTCTCCCGGCTTGAGCAGCGCGAGCGCCTCACCGACCGTGCTCGGTCGCGCATCGACGACCTCGAGCGCCTGCGCGGGACCGAACCACGTGAGCGTGTGCGCCACCGCGTCGGAGTGCAGGAACTCGAGCGCCTCGACCCGGATCACGTCCCCAACGCTCGCGTCGAGCTTGCGGTTGCCGGTCACGCCGACGACGACCCACCGATCGCCGCCGTGCTCGACGGTCTCGGCCCACTCGCCGTCGCCGTCCCGCAAGGGACCGATCGCGCCAGTGAAGGTGTAGACGCCAGGTGAGCCCTCCACCTCGTGCCTGGCGACGACGAGCGCCCGCAGCTCGCGCACGAGCTTCACCTTCGCCCACAGGTCGTTCTCGCCGCCGAGGCTGATGGTGGAGCCGACCTGCTTGAGCATCGCTCCCTCGCTGCCAGGGGCTGCTGCGGCCTCGCGCATCGCATCCAGCATATCGGCTCGCGTCCTCACGACGACCGCTGGACCGAGCACGATGTGCTTCATCTCGTGACCCTTTGCCCATGTCTCGAGAACGGACCTGCGCTCGGAGAGCGGAGCCGAGGTCAGGTTCCCGGTCCCGCTGGCATACAGCACGTCGAAGACGACGAAGCGCAGGGCGCTGTCGTCCGGTGCATTACCGCGCAGGTCCGCCAGCTCTCGGCGCGGCTTGTAGCCACCGCCTTCCGCGGCCTCCATCATCTCGCCGTCGAGGATGATGTCGCCCGGAAGCGCGAGCAGCTCGGCTTGGAACGATGGCCAGCGCTCCAGCAGGTTCACGTCGGGCGAGTCCTCCGTGTACGCCATCGCGCCATGGTCTCCCCACCGCTGGACGATTGATCGAAAGCCATTCCACTCCGGCTCCACCTGCACGCCGGCCGCGACCAGCTCGTCCGTGAGCGCCTCGTGCGCAGCCTGCTCGACGTCTCGGAAGGTGTTGGCGTCGCGAGCCGCTGGCTTCGTCGGCGCGAAGATGGCGGGAGGGCGCAGCGCGTCCCGATCGCCGCCCTTGTCGTCGGAGTCAGAGCGGTCCGCCGGGTCCCACACCTGCACGTCGCCCTGCATCCTGTACCGCTTGGCCACCGCGCGGCCAGGATCGGCGCCCGGAGCCAGCAGCCAGATGTCTCCATCGGCCTCCTCCGCGACGAGCGTGTGGACGCCGCGCAGCTTCTCGCCGTCGAAGCGAACCCGGAGCAGCCGCCCAGGCTCGAGGTCGAGCACGTCCGCGGTGCCGCTCTCGAGGATCGTGGTGTGAGACGGCGTCGCCTTCGTCGGGTTCAGAACGATTCCGCCGACGCGCGTGCCAGGAGGGGTGTCGCCATCGAACGAGAGCAGCTCCGGGCCGCCCTCCCGAACCAAGGCAAGAACCTGCGGGTCGCCGGCCAGCGGATCGGAGTGGAGCTGGTAGTCCCACACTCGCCTCTCTCCCGGCTGGCCGATGATGAGGTGGAACACCTCGCGCCCGACGCCGCGGACGACGGTCTGGCCCTTGAAGCGCTGCCACGTGAGGACGAACGACACGATCTCCTTGGTCACGCTCGCGGCTCCTGCGCGCTTCTGCTCGACGAGCGCGAACTCGCCGTCGATGACTGCGACGTTGCGCTCGGTGAACACGCGCGCCTCGACGAGCGCGTCTCGGACGGAGCGGGCCTTGGCCTCGGTCGGCTCGAGCCAGAACCTGTACTTCCTCGGCGTCGCCACCATGAGCGACTCCGGCATGGCAGAGTGCCCGAGCGGCGGCATCGACTTCGTCTCCACGGCGCGCGCCGTCAGCACGGACGGCAGGACGACCTTCGCGAGACCGACGGTCCAGAAGGCGTCACCGGGCGGTGCCTGGCTGGCCTCCGGTCCCTCGTCCACCGCCGCGTCGCCCACGAGCAGGCGGAACACGAGTCGCCCGGAGAGTCGCGGGTCGCCGCTGAGGAAGTACTCGTGCGAGAAGGGCTTCTGCAGGCCCCACTCGACGTCGGGCGTGGCCACCGCGACCATCACGCCCTTCTCGTTGCGTGTGGCGCCGACCTCGCCCTCGCCGAACACCTCGCCGACGACGTCCAACCACGACGATGGCTGGCGTAGCTTGGGCTCGGCGAACACGCGAGACGGGAGCAGTAGCGGCTTGTTGTACCGCCCTCCATCGACGGAGAAGTCATCGGCGATCGCACGCGCTTGCTCGACGGTTGTCACGGACGGCATCACGTCGGGTTGTTGGAGCGCAAGCGTCCAGCCGACGAGATAGTCGCGAACCTGCATCCGCAGGTCCCCATGAAGCGAGCGGCCACGCATGTGATACTGGAACACGGCTCGGCGCTTGCCAGGCTCCGCCGGCCAGTCGAGGTGCGGATCGTCCGCCTTCGCCGTGAGCCGCATCTCCTTCAACTCGCGGTCCTCGTGCGGCACGAGGCATAGGTCGTACAGCTTGATGAAGCTGGTGAACGGTCCGCCCATCGCGTCGTGGTGGAAGCTCAGGCGCCTGCTGGCCTCCGCCTCGAGCGCGCGACCGAGCCTGAACTTGATCACGTGCAGCGTCTCCTCGTCCATCGGACCTCGGATGAGCACGTCCACGTCGTTGCGCGTCAGGCCGTCGTTGCACACGCTGCCGACCAGGCACACGGCCGCATCTCTGATGCGCATCGGCTTCTCGTACGCGGAGAGCAAGGAGGTCAACTCCAGCGGCTCCAGCGTGCCCGGCGTCCCGGCATGGATCGGGGCGAAGCGATCGCGCTTCCACGCGGCTGACTCCTCTGCCAGCGCATCATCCTCCGGCGACAGGACCTCGCGCGACGCTAGCTCCCGCAGCAGGAGGACGTGCGCGTTCACGAGGTCCTCGCGCGACGTGGAGCCGTCGGTCACCCGGTCATTGCCGGAGAACTCCGCCTCGAACCACACGTGCATCGCGCGGTCGAATGCGCGCAGGTCGTCGGACGATGCATCGACGAGCGCCTCCGGGCTCGGACCCGCGACGAATCGCTCGAGCGCGACCTGGAGCCCGTCCTGGAACACCTTGGAGAACGGGAGTCCGAGCTGCCGCACCTTCTCCACGTCCGCGCCGAAGTCGATATCCCCGGCGAACCTGCGACCGGGCACCGCGGCTCGCAGCTTGAGCGGAGGGTCGAAGCTGACGAGCAGCTCCATCGGCATGTAGAAGAATGGGGCGATGGTGCTGTACTCCTCCAGGCTCGCCGCATCGATGCCCGCACGCAGCTCTTCCGGGACCGCGCCGAGGTCCTCGTAGCCGATCGGATCGCCGTACTGGACCACCGCCCACACGTAGGCGTCGCCCTGCCCCGAGACCTCGTTGACGAGGGCCTGCGGCTTATGGGCCCGCCCCACGCGGCGCACGCGGGAGAAGAAGCCGCTCGGCTCCCCGGCACGGAGCCGCGCGATGTTGAACTGCGGGTCCGGCAGCTTGAGCGCCGGGAGCGTTCCCGTGGGCGGCTCTGCCTTCCAGATAACCTCCACGCCCTCATCCACGGCCCGCTTGCACAAGGCTCCGATGGCGAGGTCGGTCATGGCGGCCATCATCGGAGCCGGCGGAGAGTCGCCAAGCTCGCTCGGTCGCGACCCGAAGAGTCGCCACAGCTCAGCGGGGGTCAGGCTGACGAGCACGGTTCCATCATCCAGCTCGTGGACGTGGACGTGGACACCGCTGAAGTCCGTGTTCTCGACCTGGATGCCGTGGGCGTGAACCCCATCCTCTCGCGTCCACCTGACCTCGTTGTCAGGGCCGAGGAGCGCGTGAGCATGGCTGCCGTCGTCGAGGTCCGTGAGCGTGGCATCGGGCGACGGGAACGAGTGAGCGTGAGCGCCATCAACCTCTGTCACCCATACCTCGAAGTCGCCGTCTGCGCCCTTACGATGGAAGTAGTGCTTGTGCCGCCCATCCTCGTGCGTCACGAGCTGCGGCCTAGATACGACGTGGACGTGGATGCCGCTCTCGGCCTCGCCGGACGGGAGGCCCTTTGCGGTCGCCTCTGCCATCCCGTGACCTTCCTCACAACGCGAGAACTCGGAGAGGTGCGAGGCCACCCTCGGCGCATCGGCCGCAAGCTCCTCGAGCACAGAGCCGCCCCTCGCGACGGCGGGCAGCAGCGACGCGAGCGCAGACGCGGCCTCCGGCACGCTGGCGTACTCGCCCGGGACCACTGGACCCGCATTGAGCTCGAGCCTCACGGCGGCGAAGAACGTCTGCATAGGGCCGAGCGCGGCAGTGGCAGCCGTCACCCCGCGCCTGCGCTTGCACGTCTCGGCGAATGCCGGGAGCGCCCTGAGCAGGTACTCCGCGGCGCGCGCCGCCGGCTCCGGGTTCGGGCGCGAAGACTTGAGCACGCTGGTGGCCGCATCGATCGCCTGCTGGGTGCGCTGAAGGTCCATCTCGGTCATCCTCCCCAGGCGCGGTCGGCCGGCGCCGGCGTCCAGTCTACTCCATCGAGCCGTGCTCGTAGCGCCACTGGGAGTGCGTCCAGGGCATGGGTGGTCGAGTATCCGCACTCGGCCCGCAGCAGCATGAAGCAGTCGTAGAGGATGGCCGTGCGCCGCTGCACCTCCTGAGCGGTCATGTGGCGCAGGCTGCCGCTCCGCATGTCCGCCACCACGCTGTCGCGCACGATGTCAGCGAATCTCGCGGTCACGCGCCCGGCCTGGATCGGGTCCCCGAGCGAGCTGACCAGCACCTCGTGCCTGCTCTTGGCGATGTTGCTCATGGCGGCGGAGCATACTTCCGCCGGGCCGACTCACAAGACGGGCATGAGCGTGCAGCGACAGCCCTCGTGGGCCGGGGGCGCCGTCACGCCATCCGTGGACCGCGTGCGCGTGATCGTCTGGTAGTTGCCAGGGACCCCGTTCTCGTCCCTCGAGAAGCGAGCCACCGGCGTGTCCGGGCCTCTCACGTAGATGGTGTCGCCGCGAACCCCGTAGAACCGCTGCTCGGCGATCGCCTCCTCGGGCGTCCGCGCAGTGGCGGCCCGATCAAACCGCCCCATGGTGTCGTACGTGCTGAATATCTGCCCGTTCATGTAGACGCAGACGGCGCAGGTAGCCTCGTCCATCGTGGCCGACCACTCGTAGGCGCCGATGCCGCCGTCGCGGAACCCGCTGACCTGGCCGTAGCTCCTGGCCCGCGTCATCGCCACGTTGGCCACGGTGCGGAAGTAGGCCTCCGTGCGCCCGCGCACTCGATGCGAGAGCGCCTCGTACAGCTCGCGCCCGATGGTCTGCGAGTCGAGCCCGCTCGAGAGGCCTGCGCGAATGATCGGCGATGCATCCTTGGCCCACGCCGCGGCCCGTCGCCCGTACTCGTTCGACACCCAGAAGGCATTGTCGCGCCCGATGCGCCGCACCGCCGCCGTGTCCTGCACGTTCAGGAGCGCGCGCACGCCTGAGCGCCTGGCCGCCTTGCGCGACTCGGCCGCGACCTTGACCGCCCGGTCCGCGAGCCGGCCCGTGAGAGCGGCGGTCATGTTGGACGAGCGCGCGAGGCCCATGATGGCCCGCGACACCTCCGCGATCCTCTCCTCGCTCGCAGCGGGCGACAGGCGGATCCACTCCCGCTTGAGCATCCTGGCGGCGCGCTCGAGTGCCTTGCGCTCCGATGAGCGCGCGGTGCGAAGGAGCGAACGATGCACCCCGTCGACGATGCGCGCGAAGTCGCGCCGGTTGAGCGGGCTCCTGGCCTTGCCTAGCTGCACGATGCTCTGCGGTCTGACGTACAGCCACGAGCCAGAGCGGAGCTGCACCTTGCCCTTGAAGATGAGCGAGGTGCCATCGCCGGCTGCTGCCAGCCTGACGGCACGCGCCGCAGCCTCCTCCGGGCAGCTCGCAGCCTCCAGCCTGCCTATCGACGGGGCAATGGCCGTCCAGCCCGTGCAGGCAACGAACTCGGCCGGGTCCTCGTCGAGCGACCTCGGCTCGAGGATGAGGCGCCAGGGCGGCCCGGCGACGGCTACCCGATCCACGTCCGCTTCGCGACGCGCTTCGCCGTCGGCGACTCGAGCTCAACGTAGTTCACGTCCGCGTCCTCGAGCCCGCAGTCACCTCGGCTCGCATGATCATCGCAGAAGGCCCGAAGCAGATACTTGTTGGCGTCGACAACCCTGCTGAACCCCTCGCGGGAGTACTCCGTCAGGATTCGGTACACACGCATCGCTTCCTTCGAGCAGCCGGGCTGTGAGCACAGCTCCCCATCGAGGCGATCGAGCGCGCGCCTGTAGCGCTCCTCCGCCTTCTCATCCGAGGCGCACTCGCCCAGCGTCTCGAGCAACCACGCCAGTGCTAACGCCGCCGTCCTCACGTTGGCGGAGCCGGCCTCCGCGATCAACATTCCCTTGCAGAGAAGCTGCGTGAGCGCAGAGACGCGCCACTCATCGCCGCTCATGTCACTGGTCTTCCAGCGAGGCACGGTGATGATGCGCACCTCGTCGATGCACTCGTGATCCTCGTGTGGCTTCCACCACGCGGAGGTGGCCGACTCTGGCACGCCCGGAACGTCGAGCGCCCGGCGCTTTGCTACCAGCACGCGCCCGGACTCGAGTCTGTCCGGCAGCGACTTGCGGACCAGCTCGCGCATCAGGTCACCCGAGCACGGTCGCGGGTCCCGCTGACGACCACGATGTCCACCGTGATGGCCGTACCAAGAACGATGGTCGTGACTCGGAACGAGACCTCGTGGCCCCGCGACGGGATCGTGGCGAGCACGTTGTCGGTCAGCCCGGCGACCGCGGTCAGCTCGCGCCACACCTTCCCGGCCGCAGCATCGTAGACGGCGATGAGCGGCGTGATGCTCACGCTCGTCCCGTCGGTCACCTCGCCGGCCACGTCGCGGAAGATAGGCGTGACCTGGACGTCCTCCCACTCGCGAGCGTCGAGCACGTCGAGCCCGCTCGGATCGGTCGGGAGCCACGTTCCGAGGTCCGCTGCCGCCAGACCGGTGCGCACCACTGCGGAGCCGTCGGTGTTATAGAGTCGCTGCATCGTCGTCCTCCACTCCAGCCCCAGCGTACCTGCGAGCGGCCTCGACCGCACGCTCCAGCTTCTGGCCCTCGCTGCCCTTGCGGTCATCCACCGCCTGCTGGGCCTCGATCATGATGTCGCGCAGCCGGTCCTGCCGAGCTGACACCGCCTCGTCGTCCTCCGGCATGATGCCGGCCACGGTGATCGGCAGCGGCTGCCTGGCGAACGGGCGGTCGAACGGCGGGAGCTCCACTCCGAGCACCTCGCTCATGATGCTCCGCGCCTCGTTGGGCGTGATGATCGCGGCCTTCGTCAGCTTGTCCGCCGCGTCCACGATCGACTCGAGGTCGCGGGTGCGCGGCCCGAGGCTCTTGAACTCCACGAGCATGATGCGCATCTCGGGGAGGATCACGCGGTTCATGAACGCATCGAAGTCGTTGCGCTCCGGCTCGAACACCTGCTCGTCGGCGAACTTCAGCGCGCTCTCGCTTGTGGCGCGGTTAAAGTCGCGCGAGTCCCCGCGCAGTAGCCGCGGGAGGCGGAAGCTCGAGCCGATCTTGTCGATGTTGCGCTCGTCGTACTTCTGGAAGAGGGCGTCGCCCTGCTGCGCATCCACGAGCTTCTCGAACTTCAGGCGCGGCACCACGCCGCTCTCGCCAGGCGTCATCTCGTCGCCGGAGTTGACGGCCTCGATGATGAGCACCTTGTGGAAGTTCTCGCGCCCCTTCGCACGATCTCGGAAGTGCGACTCGATGCGGGCCACGCTTCCCTCGGTCAGCTCGGCGCCCGAGACGAGGAGCGCCATCGGAGGGATCGCCTTGTTGTCGAAGTAGTCATAGTTCACCTCGTCTGCCGCCCTCGATCCGAGCACGGACAGGAGGTTGCCGATCCAGCGCGGCGTGCCGTAGGCGCTGCCCGCGTCGTCGATCTTGAAGTGGATGATCTCCGTTGCCGGCCGGTCTCCCTTGCCTGCCTTCGCCTGGAACTCGGCGAGGTCGGCGTACACGGCGCCCGTCTGCTGCGAGATCACGCGCGGGTCGCCGAACTGCTTGAACCACGTCACGCGCCGCCCCACGCACTGCACGTAGCGGCGGAAGTAGCGGTGCTGCCTGATCGGCTCCAGCTCCACGAGCCCCAGCGGGACGCGGTCCTCCACCAGCGTTGAGCAGCGGTCGAGGAGCGTGCAGCGCATGTGCGCCGGCGGCACGAGGACGAAGCGCGCCAGGTCGCCGCCCTTGCTCCTCAGCACCTCCCAGTAGGCGTTGCCGGTGACCTCGAGGTCCTTGCGCGTCCTGGTGCGGAGCGCCACGAACGAGCCCTCCGGGTTGACGCTGTGCAGGAACGAGTCGAGGCGCATGCGCTCGAGGCGGCTGCGCTTCACGAGGCGCCCGATCTCCGCCTCAACCTGGAGGTCCTCGGGCTCGAGGGCGTCGAGGTCGTCGAGCCTCTCGCCCGCGCGCTCGGTCGCCCGGACCGCCGAGAGCCACAGCGACTCCTTCACCTCGCTCCAGGCATCGTCGCCGTCGAAGTCGACAACGGTCTTGATGCGCCACCCCTGGCCGTCGATGTTCGTGGCGTAGGCCTGCACGTTCTGGTTCAGGCTCGAGCTGTTGTCGGCGATCCGCTTCAGCGTCTCCGGGTCATAGTCCGGGTCGACGATGCCGGAGCCGAGGAGCGACGCCAGAACATCGTCGTCCTGCACGGAGGCCGGCGAGGTGATGGTCGCCCCGAGCTCGGACGCCTTGACGATGAGCTTGCGAGCGGCGCGCCTCAGTGATTCGGGTTCCTGCACGCCAGCCATGCTACCACGCTCACGACTCCCAGGGAGACCCCCGGCGACGCGGCCTGCGCGGCCTGCGCCCGCCATGCTCCCGCAGCATGCCCTTGCCGACCTCGCACCCGGCGCAGGTGCTCAGCGCGACGTCACCGCCGGAGGCGACGGCGACTCGATGGCGCTGTGCGCAGGACTGCTCCGATAGCGTCGCCGAGAGCGGCCCGCACCTGAAGTACCCGAGCGATCGCGGGTCGAGCGAGGCCATCGCGCGCTCGCCGTCGACTACCGGCAGGCAATGCACCGGATGGAACCGTCGGTGCAGACGGACATCGATCGCACCTCGAGGCCGTCCCTCTCGATGAGCTCTCGCGCCTGCTCCCGCGCCGCGTCGATGTTGGCAGCCGTCACGTTGAAGTCGCGGTGCAGCCTCGGCCTCTCCGGCTGCGATGTCCCGCGGGTTGGGCGTGGGATGGAGTGGACCGTGACCCTAACGCGCATCAGGCAACCTCGTCGACGGCGAAGCTCGCACGGTGGCCGAGCTTGCGCAACACCGCCTCCGCGTCCTCGCCCCACGCCTCGATGCCGTGGCCGCTGATCTTGCCATGGAACAGACCGGACTCGGCGTCCTCGGAGATGACCGCCAGGAAGGCCCCGTGCTCCGTCACCAGCTCGTACGTGATGCTGCCCATGGCGAACTGCCTTCTGTTGAACGGCTCGTGAGTGCGCCCACGGTCCTCAAGATAGGAGCGGAGCGGTGTCAACTGCGTGCAAGCCGCACCAGGCCAAGTCGGATGCTCTGCTATTAACTTATGCACTTGCTCAGCATGCACTACTTGAATGCTGCTTTAGCGCGCCTACTGATCACTTGCATTCTCCAGCACGGCGCGGACATGCGCTGCAATTGCCCGCATAAACATGGGCGGGACCGAGTTACCACAGACTGCCCAAGCATCTGCCCAGTCCTTGCGAGCTGCCCCAGATTCAGGAAACCGATACTCGTCTGGAAACGAGCAGAGTCGCATCACCTCGCCAACGCTAAGCCCACGCGGCTTATCGTGGGTACTTAGGAAAACCAAATCATGACCGAAGCTACCATAGCTCCGTACAGTTGGCGATGAAGTGCTTGGATCCACGGTCTTGGCAGACTTGCCTGGCATGAGCTTGCTTGCAAGCTCCTGGAACCGCTTGCTCAGCGCTGGCGATTGCAGGTAATTCGAGCGTGGGCGAACCATGAGCCACATGAGACCGTTGAACTCTGCCGTCTTGGTAATCGATGGGCTTGGTCGGCTTGGATCGACGATCTGACGATCTCTCCATGAGCCGTCGCGCCGATGCTGACTACCGTTCTCTCCTGGTCTCATTCGCTCAGCAAGTTTGGCAACAGTTGCATGCAGGTCGGGCGCCTGCATGCATGCATCCCGGGCCACATACGAACCGCTGCTCTTACTCAGAACTCCTGCCGCGTCTCTCTGAACGTCGAACGCCTTGTTGTGCGGTTTCCAATGCGACCCAGGTGCCCTCTCTCCGGCCACGTGTGCGAACCCACCAAGCCACGGGCATGCGTAGCCCACGCTGATCGGCTCTCGTTCTGCAATTGGATGACTCGGATCAATGCACAGATCCTCACGCAGGCCAATAAAGATGACCCTTTTTCTTGACTGCGGCACGCCAAACCATTTTGCATCAAGCAGTCTGCAGGACACGCGGTATCCACAGGCCTTGAGTTCTCTTAGCGCCTCGCGAAACACCCAGCGCATCTTTCCCTTGACCATGCCGGAGACGTTCTCCATCACAAACGCCCTGGGCCGAAGGCCAGCCAGCAACCGAGCATACTCCTTGAACAGAGAGTTGCGTGGGTCTGTCAGGTCGCGCTTTCCAGCGGTCGAGAATCCCTGGCACGGAGGCGAGCCATCCAGCACATCCAGCTCTGATGGCCCAAGGCGAGCCATCGACAGCGCATTATCAACAGTGAGCTTGGAAACGTCTCCCTCGTAGACGAGTGTGTTTGGAAAGTTCAACCGATATGCTGCGGCTGGATACTTTGCCCACTCCACTGCCAGTCTTACGTCATAGCCCGCAGCACGATAACCCATGGAGCTCCCGCCGCCTCCGGCAAAAAGAGACACCACGGTAGGTGAATGCGGCTTGCGCCCTGCGACCATCTCCCTCCACGCAACAGACAGCTCTTGCCCGTATGGATCGTTCATGGTGCTAGACCGGCACGTCGCCGTTGCAGTGCGGGCACTTCACAACCTTAACGTCATCGGCAGCTGCTTCCCCAAACTCAGGAAAGACTGCCTGGTTTGGGTCTAGCAGTGCCAGCCTATTCTGTTCTGAAACTTTCAACAGCTCTAGCGAGCGCTCGTTGAAGCCGGTGCTTTGCAGCAGATCGTTTCCAACACCTGCGATGCTGGTGAGCATCCTTAGCAGCTCCTCATCATTCCATCCGCCTATTTCCACAATTCGATTGTCCGCCAGCAGGTATGCCTCAGCCTCGTCATCGCTCTTGAATGCCACTCCGCGCAGCACCGGGATCAGCCACTCGCCGCCAGGGCCAAGCTGTACTCGCTCTGGCGGAGGTCCACCGGCCTGCTTCATCGCTGTCAGGTTCTCGAGCCTGCCGTGACCAGCGACCATCTTGCCGGAGCGCTCGTCGATGAGGATGGGCTGCGTGTAACCCCACCGGTTGATCGACTCGCTCAGGGCCGTGTGGTCATGGAGCTTCGGGTTGCGCGGCCAGCGCTCCAGCTTGGTCAGCGGGATCATGTCGACCCGCATGGTCGGGGCCTCCGCGTTGACTTGCGGCTCCGAGGCTGGCTTCGGCTTCGGCCTCAGAACTGCCTTGCGCGCAGCCTTGTGATCGCTCTTGGCTGGATTGCTCGTGCCCACGATGTTCTACCTTCCCCGCCACCTGGCGCATCAGCACGCGCGGATGAGTACCAATAGCGCAGATGCTGCGCAATGGACCCTATGGCAGCGGCCTCTCGTACCTTCTACGAATCGCGCCCTCGCACTCCGCGGAGCAGGCGTGGAACGCGCCCACCCAGCCGAAGATCGAGAACGCCCTCCAGGGTGGCCGCAGGTCAACGCCGTTCTGCTCCGTCTCCGTCTTGGCGCGGCACTCGTCGCACAGGAAGACCCAGGAGCGCTCGATGGGCAGGACGACCATGGCCGGGTCGAACCTAGCACGCGACCCGCTGCTAGCCCCGCCTCTCGACCATCGCGGTGCTGGCGTCCGTGTCGAAGACGACCGTGAGGCACTCGCCGTGCTCCATCCAGGGCGAGATTGCCTTGAACGCCTCCTCGGACCGCGACTCTAGTAGCACGTCACGCTCCGCATCGGAGAGGCCGGCAACACCAGCAACGTCACGCTCCACGCTCTCGCGCACGGACTCCCACACGCCGTCTGGGTCCTTCATGTAGACCATGACCTTCACATCTCCTCCTGCTGCTGCCGAAGCAGCGCGATGATCTCTGCCTGAAGGCGAGCGCGCCGCTTGGCCCAGGCCTCAGTCTCCCGCCTGGAGAAGCCCTCAAGCTCGATGGCCGCAGCAAGCTCGCGCTCCAGCCGCTCGAGCCTGGTTCGTATCAGACCCAAACGCTGTGGATGCACGGGTCGTCCCCCGGCATGCGGTCGATGCGCGCCAGCCCGAGCGCGAGCATCTCGCCGACCGCCTCGTCCAGCCCGTCGAACTCACGCGCCTGCGGCGTCGGCTCGTGGGTTCCCGGCCCGATGACCCACCTGCGCACCACGGCCCTGCCCGGGGCGTCGCGAGGAGAGTCGTACACGACGAACATGTCCATCAGTTGAGCCCCTGGCTCGCGCGCTGCTGGGAGCACTCGGGACACTCGCGCGCCTGCGCCTGCACGTGGGCGAGGTCGAGCATGACTCGGACGAGATCCACGCGAACCGCCTCGACGGCCTGGTCCAGCAGCCGCCCGGAGAAGTCCGCGGCGCACTCATCGTCGCGGGCCGCGCCGAGCGGGAGCGAGTAGGCCAGGACGAGCCCCGAGCCGCCCCTCTCGACGAGGAGCACCTCCGCGCGACCGTCGACGTGTCGAGCCGCCTCCACCGTGAACTCGATGCGGACGGATGCCGCGCCGCGCTCGATGATGCCGCGACACACCGCGTCGGGATCGATCACTCGGCAGCCTCCCCATTCGGTCCGCTGCACGAACTCATGTTCTCTGTTCCTCGAATTGCATCACTTCCTGGCTGAGTCTCTTGGCTGCGATTTCGCAGTACCGCTCCTCGATTTCGATGCCGATGGCGCGCCTGCCGGCCGCCTTGGCGACAACGAGGGTGGTGCCGCTGCCGGCGAACGGGTCCAGGACGAGATCTCCCTGGCGCGTAGACGCCATGACCAGCGGGCGGATAACCCTCTCCGGCTTCTGGGTTGGGTGGTCTACCTTGCCGGGCTGGCCGTGCCTGAAATTGTCCGCCACGAACACGTTTGACCGGGGCGCATCCCTGCCTGTCGGCGTCCACGTGCGGCCCGCAGGATAGGCGTAGAGACACAACTCGGCGCCACTTGGCCACCCAGAGCCAGGGGGGGCAGGAGCAGGGCATTCCTTGACCCAGACGAGAAAGCGCGTGGACATGCCGCTTTTCTCCAGATCTTCCACGAGCGGCCCCATCTGGCGGTGACCAATCCACGCATAGAGGCTGCCGTTGGGCGCCAGGCGCTCACGTGCGAGAGACATCGCCTCTCGCACGGTGGCAATCATCGTCGGCCAGTCGTCGTCGCCCTTGAAAAAATCGAGACGCCTAGACCCGTTTCCGGGCCGCCCAACATGCACGGACCCAGAGACCGAGACCGCATACGGCGGGTCGGTCACAACCGCGCTTACGAGCAGCGGCAGCGCCGGCATAATCTCGCGACAATCGCCGTGATAAATCGCGATGCCAGCGTGCTCGTAGTACGGGGTCACGCGCCGACCTCGCGCTCAACCGCGGGGTCGAAATCCTCGTACAGAGACCACGTGTCCTTGATGCTGGCGCAGGGGACCTCGATGAGGCGGCGAACATCGCAGCTCCGCACAGTCGCGCACGGCTCGCCCTTGTGGTTGTAGATCTCTTCGACTTCCCACCACGTCGCCCCGTCGTCCGGGCAGACGAGCATCATCCCAACCTGAACATAGGGCAGTGGACGGGACGCCTTGGCCACCACTTCGTCGCCAACAACCTTGTTAACCGGGGCCTCGATTTTTGCGCTGTTAAGCGCTTTTCGGCGCAGTTGAAATACCCGACGTTGGGCCTCTTGCTTGTCCATCGGCTCGCCTTTTGGGTTGTTTCGGTACGTGGACTGCCATGCGCCGCGTCCGTCATATTCATCGATTGCCCAGCCCTTACCGCTATCTAGCGGACGGACATGGAAGATTGAGTTGCTCATGGGGTGTTAACTCCGATCCTTGTTAACCGACATCGAGTGATCGAATGCCTCGGGCCCAGGCTGCTCGAGCGCGACAGGCTCGGAGGCCACGGCGAGTCGTGGAGTGGGCTCGTCTGCCGCAGGCTCCGGCGGCCGCATCAGTGACTGCGCGCACTGGATCAGCGCGAGCCCTAGCTGCCCGGCCTGCCCCGGGTGCAGTGTGATGACGCGGTCGCTGCTCCCGAGCCCCAGCATCACCATGCCACTCTTGTGGTTCGCGCCGACCTTCAGCTCTACCTGCGCTGGCACGCTGTTGGATGGGGCCTTGCTTGCCCGCCTGGCTCGCCTCGCCTTGCGATTCTCGATCATACCTTCCCTCCACGCCAAGCGACCTCGACATTGGCTGCCGCGACGTCCTCATAGCTGAGCACGCGAAGATCGGCCAGCAGCAGCTCGCAGCCGCAGTCTGCCGCATCCAGCAGCAGGATGTCGCCGCGCTCCGTCAGCGGCCCGAGTCGGGCCCGAGCCTCCACGGCCGCGGGGCCGTGAACCGCAAGCGTCTCCGTGTCGACATCGAGGCGCAGGTGCTCCAGCGGGCTCGAGCCGGCGAGGTTCAGCCCGCTCCGGAACACCCATCCCTCCGGACGAGCGGAGCGCAGGCGCACGGCAACCACACCAGGCCTCGACAGCAGCGTGATCATGGCGCCTCGTCGTAGTCGAGCCCGCGGTCATCAGCCAGCCACCGCGGGATGGCGAGGATGCCCTCGTCGCCTGGGCCGCTCACCTCGCTCCCGGGCCGCACCTGCGACACCGGGATGAGGCGGGTGCCGTCCGCAGTGTCGACGAGGAGCGACTGGCCAAGCTCCTTCACGACCTCTGCCCACAAGAAGACCGTGTCGCTCGGGTTACTCATCCGCCTCGTCCTCGCTTTTGATCGTGTCGGCCCAGTCGCGGCACGACTGAGCGATCGTCTCGAGGAACAAGATGCTGACGCTGCGGGGCATGCTCGAGTCGCAGCACCGGTGCCTATGGATCTCCTGCATCACTTCCTCGGCCTCGCGCTCGATCTCAGCGTCGGTCATTGCCTCACCCTCAAACCCAGCCACAGCAGCCGCAGTAGTATCGATCGAACGGCTCGAACGGTCGATGCTCGAAGTACTCCAGTCGTTCGTCGCTCGGCTGCTCGGAGGCGCATAGCTCGCCAAGCTCATACCTTCGGCCTCGGCGCTCCGAATAGACAGGTGACCGCCCGTGGTAGCGGCAGCGCGCGCGGCGTATGACCAATCTCGGCTGCTCCGTCGCTGGCTCCGCGCAGAGGCAGATCGCGCACGATGGCCTGCCATCGGAGGTCGCGGTCGCGGCGTGTCCGCAGGCCAGCATCGGGCGCGCCTTCATCGCTCCACCTCGTTGCGCTCTCCTGCACGCCGCTTGAACCTCTCGAGCCGATGGCCGGTTCTGCGCAGTGCGTCGTTCGCGTACCGAATCGCCGCTGGGTTCACCAGCTCGAAGGCGCTACCAGTGTTCAGCAGTGCCCTGGCAAGGCCCTCGGCCGCATCCTCGACGGCCGCCACCAGCCGGCCCTCTCGCTCGGCATCCTCCGGGCCGCCGCTCATGGCGCGGCCTCGATCCTGTTGAGCTTCACCGCAAGCTCGACGACGAGCGCCAACAGGCGCTTCCCTGCGTCGGCCCCGTTGCGGATGTCGCGCAGTGCGAGCGCCACGTCATCCCTCTTGAGCCGCCTGTTCGCCTCGCGCAGTTGTCCCACGTCGATCATCGCAGCTCCCTCCGGGCCTGCTCCCAGGCGCGGTTCAGCTCGACCATCCGCTCGTGGCTGCCGCCAGCGTCCGGATGGGCGCTCCTGGCGAGGAGGCGGTACTTCGCCTCTGCGCAGTCCAGGGTTGTCCTGGCCTGGTCTACGCCCAGCACATCGGACCAGGGGCGGGGTGGGTTCTCCGACGCAAGCGCACGGAACCCGATGAACGCGCGCTCCAGGATCTCGCTCGCCCCGCAGCGCTCGAGCTGGCGCAGGGCCTCCACCGCCAGCCCTAGTGCGCGCACGTTGTCGCGGAGTGTCATCCACTTGCTGCACGCCATCACGTTCGCGGCCCCGTCGCGACCGATCCAGTAGACCGCGGCGGCAGCGTCCAGTGGCTCGCTCGCGCGAGCGTAGGGCAGGCCGTCTCCTCGTACCGGCTGGTTGGTGGAGAGCACGACGCGCGTTGCCCCGAGCTGTCGCAGCTCCTTGAGTAGGCGGGCGCGCGCCGCCGTGAACGCCAGGCCGTACTGGCTGCGCTTCCTCTGTCCGACCTGGATCATCTGCCACCCCGCGGGCCATGCCAGCGGGTAGGCGTCGGGTAGCTCGATTGCACTCCTCATGGTCCTCCCTCTCTCTCTTACTGGCACCGTACGTGTCAGTCACGCTCGCGCACTTCGGCACGCGCCGCCACTCGTCCCCGCTTATGCAGCGACCCCAGCAGCTCGTCGGCCTGCCCCGGCCACTCCTCCCGCGGCGCCGGGTTGCTGCCCAGGATCGCGTCGTGGTGCTCCGGCCCGCACACCTCGCGGAACAGCCGGTGGTAGACGAACTCCTCGGCCCGCCCCGGCGGTCGCCTGAGCGACAGCTCAGAGAGCGCTCCGAGCATCTCGGCTCGCGTCGGCTGCGCCATGTCCCCGCGCTCGCGCCAGCGCTCGATCAGCTCGCGGGCATGGTGCTCGTACACCGCATCACTGAGCATGATGATGTACGGCGTTGGGCACAGGTGCGCGAAGGCGTCCCGCGCGTCAAGCTCGTCGCACAGCTCCTCGGCGACGCCCATCAGCTCGAGCCCGCGCATGACGCGCGAGGTGGACCGGCGCACATCCCTGCACAGGCCCTCAAGTGCTCCGTCGACGTTCTCCATTGTGACTCCCTCCGTCGTGCGCGGACATCGCGCACATCGTCGTCTGCTCCGGCTCGAGGCCGAGGATGGCGAGCAGCTCGCGCCGCGCCAGTTCCCGGTTCGCCGGGTCGTTCCACCAGCGCGAGGCGCCGGACGGGTGAGGGACGATGCAGGCCGCGAACCCGCACTCGTGCTCCGCCCACTCGAACAGCCCGAGCCTCGGGCCGGCAAGGCCGACGGCGCCGCCGGCGAAGCACCACGCCACGGCGCGACCAGCCAGCAGCACGCGGCGACCGGCCAGGGTTGGCGCGAGGCGCTCTGCGGCTGCGCGGCCCTCCGCCATCGGGAAGGCGTCACCGGAGCAGCCCGCCGCGACCGGCCCCGGCCAGTAGTCGAGCAGGTTGCGCGGCTCCACAGAGGCCCGCAGCGCGGCCGTGGAGACCCCGAGCAGCCTTGCCAGGCGGTCGCTGGCCGGTCCTCGAAACGCGCCTCTCCCTTGCGAGGTGCGCGCGGGGGCCTGCCCGACCAGCACCGGCACGCTCACCCTACGCGCTCCCAGTCGACCACGAGCGTCTCCACGGTGACGTAGACCGTCCCGCGTCTCATGTCTGGCCCAGTCAGGCACACCACTCCAGCCACGTCTACTGCGACAACGAGCCAGCCGGAACGCTCGCCCCTGTGCCGCCACAGCTCCCCGGTGCGAACTATCAGCGCCGGCTCATGCCAGATCTGATCCATCTGCATCATCCCCGTCAGCATCTTCTCTCCTACCATCGAATCGTGCAGCCTCGTAGCACGATGCTGCAGCACGCGACACCTGCGACGCGCTGGCCGCTCTGGCTCGTTGTCTCGAACTCGCGAGACGTGAGGAGCGAGTCGTCCTCGGAGCACCGCAGGAGGGCCGGCGCGCCGACGGTCACGTCTCATCTCCTTCCTTGTACTCCCACACGTTCTCATCCCACAGCGCGCGTGCCTGCTTGATGTCGAACGGCGCGCACCCGTCGCCGCCATCCACGCGCATGAGCACCAGCGCTGGTGGATCGCCGAGGTCCAGCTCGTCTTGCAGCCTGGCCTCCGCCTCCGGCATCGCCTCGAACACGGCCGCCTCGAGCGACGCTGCCTCCACCTCGACCTCGATGCGGATCACGGACTCCAGGATGAACCTGAACTCTGGCATCCTTGCCTACCTTCCTCTGGCGCCGCTTGCGCTGCACGCCGTCGTTGTCCTGATACCTCCGGTCTCCAGCCCGGCCCAGTGCATCGTGAGCTGCAGCGGGTCCGAGGTGCCGAACTCGGCCTCCGCCGTCCGTCTCCAGGCGGCGGGGCCGCGCGTCCTGAACTCGTGCGCCCACAGGAGAGCGAGCGGAAGCGGCAACATGAACTGCGGGAGCCCAAGCTCGTCGCTGATGTCCGCGCAGGCCGCGACCACACCCTTGTTCTGCACTCTGAAGTCCGGGCTCGCCACGTCGGCACCAGGAACGGAGCACGCGGCCGGGGCCGTGTCACCGAGCGCGAGGTACATGCGGCACGTTCTCGGCCGGTCCTCGTACACGGAGCAGTCGCCGTCCGTCGTGAGGAGCACGCACGAGATGCTTCGACGCTGCCAGGTGAGCGTCGTCGTGCCCGGCTGCCCCATCGCCTCAACCTGCGCGCGACACAGGTGCTGCCCGCTGCGCTGGAACCACTCGGCACGCCCGGCCTCGTCCAGCGCGACATGGATGGCCATCGCCTCCGCCATCGAGCACGTCACCACCAGGCGGCAGCAGGCGGTGCAGTCGCGCCGGCACGCCACCGGCATGTCGTCGGCGAAGGCGAGCGTTGCCGCCTCGCACAGCGCGTCCACGTTCCCTCCGACCACGCGCAGCGCGCGCCTGGCCGCCTCCGGTATCTGCCTCGCGATCGGTCCCTCGCGCTCCCTGCTCATGCTACCTCCGCTCTGGTGGTTGGAGCGGGCCTCGTATCGCCCGGCCCGCTACGATTCAATATAAGTCGGAAAGGTCAAGCCGAATCTGCCCTGGCCATGCAAGTTTCCAGGTCAAGCAAAAGGCGCCCGTCGGCCGAGAGAGCCCGACCACTGGGACGGGGCCCAGTCGCCCCTGTAGTGCCCGATCGGCGGGGTCCCGGCGCAGATAGGCGGGACAGCGGCCCGGGGCGGCCCAAGGGGCGCCCAGTGGCAGGACGGGGCCTTAGTTGGCCCCGACGCGCAGCGCCATCTCGGCGAGCCCGGCCGCCACCCGCGCCTCCCCGCTGCCGTCCGAGTGTCCGTTGCCGTTCGGGGGAGCGTCGACGCGGCGCCTGCGCTCCCGCCTCCGCAGCTTCCTGCGCACCATGCGCGCCAGCTCTCGGGCAAACCACGATGCCATTAAGTGATCGCCCGTATGCGAGCGCGGATCGTACTGCAGCAGCTCGCGGAGCCACTCCCGCACCTCGTCGTCGCAGTCCCCGCGCACCGTGTCGGCGAAGCACCGGGCGCCCTGGTTCGGGATGATCCACCGCTCCGCCTCGAACTCCGCCGCCAGGCTCTCGACGCCGAAGGCCGGGTCCACCTTGTTCCTCCCGGTCGTGAATGCGCGCACCGGGATCACCACGTCCATCTCCCGGGCGAGCTGCACGATGAAGTCCTGCGCCGCGTTGTTCTCCACCATGAACATTCCGCCGAGGTCGTCGTAGGTGCCCTTCAGGTTGTTGAGTATCTGCGACGCCTTCCACCGCCCGGCCCGCACGCGCAGCACCTGCCTGTCGTCGTTGGGGTGGATGAACAGGCTGAAGATGACCGACACGTCGTTACGAGCCAGTTGCCCGACGCCGAGGTCAACCCCGTGCACCACGAAGGAGTCATCCGGGAGCTCGTCGGCCAGCTCCGCGTAGACCGGCACGCCATCTCCGCGCCGGAGGCACGCGTCGAGCCAGGTGTGGTTGAACCTGCGGGCCTCCTCGTCGTAGGGGCGCAGCTCCATCTGGCGGGCGTACTCGAGGTCGCCGAAGTCGACGCGCTTCTCCGCCAGGCGCTCCGGCGACCAGCGCCCCGGGTCGACTATGCGGCCCTCCTCGTCCTCGATGGCGCAGCGCTCGGCGGCCCACCCGTCCTTTTCCAGCTCGTGGGCGAGGTCATCCGGGTGCCAGGCGTTCGTGAGGAGGAGGACCTGGCTGCGCCGCGTGAGTCGGGAGAAGAGGGTGGCGCGGACCCAGGCGGAGACGGCCTCGCGCTGCGCGGCGGTGCGGGTGTTGTCGGCGTCGAGGATGTCGTCGAGGATGAGCAGGTCGATGCGCGAGCCCTGGACCGCGCCGTGGAGCCCGAGGGCCTGGACGGTCGGGTCGCGGCTGGTGAGCGGGCGGGCGACGGTGATCTCGTTGTCGGTCCACTTCGAGCCCGGGCGGAGGCGCGGGAAGATCTCGCGCAGCTCGTGGGACCGCTCGATCATGCCCTTGATGACGCCGAGGGGCTTCTTGGCCTGCTTCTCCGTGGCGCCGATGATGGCGACGCGGATGGTCGGGTCCTGGCCGATGCGCATGAGCGTGCGGCCCACTGTTAATTGCGAGGAGTTGTGTGTCACCACGTAGTCGCGCCCTGCCAGGTACGTCTGGTCCGGCGAGCTGACGCCGATGCAGCGCACGGGGCGCGTAGCTATCCGTCGAATTGACATGACGTTTCGCCATCGTGCAGATCCGGCCGTTGGAATCATCCAGCGACCTTTGGCCATCTGCTTCGTGCTGACCACCCGCTCGCGCCCTCGCCTCAGCACGCGATCCGTGGCGCTGCGGGCAACCCACAGGTGGTCGGCGTCCGCGCAGATGCTCGCCCCGTCGTCGAACTCGAGCCGGTACAGCTCGCGGTCGAGCATGGTCGGAGTCGCGAACGTGACTCGGCAGGTACGCCCGTGCCGATCGAAGACCTCGTCCCCTACGCCCAGCTCCCCGAGCGCCGTCCAGCCTCCTGGCGTTGGGATCGGCGTGTCGAGCGGGAGCGCCTTCCCACTCTCGGGAAAGGCCCATAGAACGAAGCGAGCGTGCTGACTTGCGCGCACCTGCCACCGCTCGTGGTGAGGGAGCTGGACGAGACGCTCGCCGGTCTCCTCGTCGCGCATCACGTACTCGATGAACGTGCTCGGGTCGTGGCGCGCGATGTCCACGCGCTGCCGGCGGTACTCGGTCCACGCCGCCCCCAGGTCCTCGAGCGCCTGCGGGTCGGGGGCTCCCGGGCTGTCAGCCGACACCCTGGTCCTTGCCACCCGGGATGGCGACCAGGCCGCCGCGGACCACGCGCTGCACGGCGCGGTTGGTGGCCTCGAACTCCCGGACCACGTCCTCGATCGTGGAGGTGGCGGCGCCGATGATCTCCGTGGGCTCGCCGAGGAGCAGGCGCTCCATGCGGACGACCTCCGCGGCGGACTCGGAGGCGCGCTGGACGATGCGGGCCAGGGCGTCCATCATCCTGACGCGCTCCTGAAGGCGGTACGACTTGCCGGTGGACGGGTCGAGGCCGCTTCGGATGTCGGCCTCGATGGTCCTGGCCTGGTCGAGCATCCCGCGCAGGGCGTGGCCGGTGATGCCGATGAGGGCGCCGACGTTGCCGCGGAGGGCGCGGACAAGCTCTGCCTCCTGCTTGCGGGTCCTGAGCACGTCCTCCCTGGCTCGTCGGGCGTCCGAGCGGGCCTCCTCGGCGCGCTGCACGGCATCCATGGCGGCCTGCTTGGCGGCCTCGTCGGCCATGGCCGCGCGGGCGTGCATCTGCTCCTCGCGGATGATCTGCTGGATGGGCGCCCTGGCCAGGAGCGGCCAGCCGTCGGTCCAGCCGCGGCGGGCGGTGAGGCGGGAGCAGCCGGCGATCCTGGCCGCCTGGGTGACGTTGCCCGGGTCCTTGCGGTAGGACTCGATCAGGGCCTGGTACTGCGCGTTGGTGATCGAGTGGTTGGCCATGTCCCGAATCCTTACCACCGACGTGGGCGCCGGTGAAGGTGGTCACGTTGATCTGGTGACCGGCGCGGCGGTCGTCGTGTAGGGTTGGCTGCGTGGCTGAGTCGGTCGAGAGCCTGCGGTTCCGGGTGTCGCTGGTGGACGACCAGCTCCGGGCGCTCCTGGGGCGCCGCGGGGAGCTGCACCGGGACATCGGGCAGGCGCTACGGGAGGTGGGCGGGGAGCCGGAGCCGCCCTCCTACGCGACCGTGGAGGGCCTGGCGGCGGCGGGCCCCGGTGCGTGGCGCCCGTGGGACCTGGCGCGGGTCTGGTGGGCCGTGGAGGGCGGCTGCCACGCGATCGTGGCCGAGGCGTGCGGCCGGGAGCCCACCCCGGTCACGACTCGTCTGCGGAGGTGATGGCCCTCCGCAGGTCGCCCAGTCGCAGCTTGATGACCTGGAGCCACTCATCCGGGTAGTCGTAGTCGAAGGGCGCGACCATGGCGCGGGCTGCGGATGCGACGGCGCGGAGCTGCTCGAGCTCGATGCACATGGCTGCGGCCACTTCCACTCCGTCCCCGATGGCCGCGCAGCCGCAGGAGAGGCAGCACCCGTCCTCGTCTCTCCATGAGTGTCTCATGTCTCCTCCTCCTCCTCCATCGCTCTCCGCACCGCGTCGGCGATGTCGATCGGCCCTGCCGCCGCCGCCCTCGCCGCCCACACCGCCGCCTCCGCCGCCGCCGCCGCCGCCACCGCCGCCCACGCCGCCGCCGCCACCGCCGCCCACGCCGCCGCCGCCGCCCTCGCCGCCCACGCCGCCTCCGCCGCCCACGCCGATCTGTCCTCGCCCGACAGCCACCGCGCGGCCCACCCGGACCACTCGTCGTCAGGCGTCGCGTGCGCCGACTGGGCTAGATAGATCGCTGCCCTGACTCGCACCGCAGTCGACAGCACCGGCAGCTCGGCCGGCTCGATCAGCGCCAGCTCGTGCACGCCCACCTTCGTGCCGTCGTCCGCTGCGACGGCGGTGACGTACGCCCAGTACGCTTTGCCGCCCGCCGCCAACAAGTCCGCGTGGACGGGGTCCATCAACGCCGCCTGCTCCGGCGACGAGTACGCGTGATAGACACCGGCGGCGCAGAGCACGGTGCCCGACAGCGTCGGCGGTCGCGTGCCGTACGGCAGCCACAGCATCTCGCCCGGCTGTCCTTGCCGCGTGTAGCCGTCGGCGTCCGTCAGCTTAATCAGGCGCGTCATCTGCACGCCTCCAGCGCCCGATCAGGCACATGCGCGTGCCGTCCGCACGTGTTGAGCGCGTACAAGTGAGACGCGAGCATCGCGGAGTGTAGCTGCGGCGTCATGCCCGATGACTCATACACGCTGTAGATCGGCTCGGCGTCGCCTGTGTCCATCCGCTCGATCTGGAATACCCGCTCGTCGAAGACGGGCAGCCCATCGCGGCCCGATCGTTCGCGGTGGCGCAGCAGTATCCGAAACGTCGCCGCGCTCATCTCCCACCACTGCATGCGCCCCTCGGGGATGAGCCACACGTTCATGCGCACGCGGCACGCTGGCATGATCCCGACGTGCGGCGGATTGCGCTGCGGGTCGTGCGGGACACAGAGATCGTCCTCGCTCCACACGGCCTCGTACGACCACGGCTCGCCACGGAAGACGACCCGCCGTTGCTCGCCCATCTCGCCGAGTATCAGCTCGGTGGGTTCGCTGCCGGGGACAGCGGTAGCCTTGGCGACGGTTTCCCACGTCTGCGCCGATCGAGCTGGACACAGGTCCCTATGTTCCGTGGCAAACGGGTCAATCGTCGCGCACATGCATCCGTTGCGGTCCATCACGCCGACTCTCCCTCGGTGTCGAGATCGGCGATGGTCCGCGCCTCTTCCTTGATGTCGCGCATTCGCTCCAGGTCGACCGTGCCGCGCCCTTCACGCATGTGATCGCGGACCTGCAACGCCACCGACGCTCCGTACACGCAGAGCCAACGGTGCTTCATGAACGCGCGATAATCTTCGACGATGCTCATTCCCACAGCCTCCTCATCCTGATCTGCTCCTGCTCGATCGCCGCCAGCCGGGTGTCGAGCGCCGATATGCTGTCGCGGATGCCCTTCAGCGCCTCGATCGTGTGGTCCTGCCAGTCGGCCTCGTAGGACTCGACCTTCGCGATCGTGTCGCGCCATGCCTTCTCCGCGCCAGCGTTGCCCATCGCTGCCGCGTCCTCTGCCCGCTGCCGAGCCAGGCGCTCGTGCCTGCTCCTGGCGGCGTCGGCGGACACGACCAGCCCTTGCTGCGCGAGGGCTCCGGCGACAGCCGACCACCAGCGAACGGTGGGCGGAAGAACGCCGTCGAGCGAGTCCACCGTGGCGAGAAGCCTCTCGTCGTCCTGTGCATTCCAGTTGTGCCTCATGTCTCGTCCTCCATCTTCATCGCTTCGTCATCGAGCAGGACCGCTGCCCTTCTGTATGCATCGGCCACGCGCCTGCACATGCCGCTGAGCTTGGGCTCATACGCGTACGCGGCGCCCGTTGCATTCGCATCGCTTCGCAGGGCCGCGGCCTTGTTCCGAAGCCACGTCGCGCCGAGCTGGGTCGAGCGGATGTGGTCAACGGCCATGGTGCCCTCGCATCCTCGCCTCCCCGCAGCCGTAGCAGTGGACGCCGCGGTGCTGCCGGATCTCGTCCAGGATGAGCGGCGAGTCGCAGGCGACGCACAGCTGGCGCTCCAGGTTGATGGCGATGTGGCGGGCGCGGGTCCTGGCCGTGTCGAGGTCAGCGACGAGCACCCCGTGCCGCGACGTCCACCGCTCCCTCCTGACGCGCGCCAGGGCATCCCCGCAGGTCGCGCAGCCGCAGGCGGGCCTGTGCCCGATGCACGCGCCGTCCCGAGGCTCCTCCGGGTCGAGGACGAGGAGCGCGACGTAGTGCATGCCGTCGTGGCGCTCGCTGATCTCGAGCCGGTAGGCATGGCCGCTCGTCGAGAACCCGAGCGCGTGGGACACGACCGTGCGCGACAGGTGGTCGGCGATCACGGCTCCACCGCCTTACCGGCCCGCTCGTCGATCGCCTGGAGCAGCGCATCGGCCTCCTCGGTCGCAAGCCGATCGGCCGATCTGCCGCCCTCGATGTCGAGGTCGGAGAGATCGGCGTCAGGATACTCACGGAGCACTGCGCGCGCCCTGGCCTCGGAGAGCTTGGGCTTACTCGTGGCCGCTCGGCACCCGAGTGCCAGCTCCGCCCCGGCACCCACGGCGACGCATCCGCAGGCCGTGCAGCAGCCGTCCTCGTCCACCCCGACGTCCCAACCGCACTGCGGGCAGAGGCTGCCGGAGAACCCACTGGCGCGCGCCTCGCTGCCTAGACCGCGCAGGGCCTCCAGGGCCTCAGGAAGCGAGACGCACACCGCGTCGGCCATCCTGTACATCAGCTCCGGCTCCTGGCCGGGGGCGAGAAGGATGACGAGTCGCTTCCCCGAGACGCCGGCGAAGAACCCGGCCTCGAGGTGCGCGGAGCGTCCGCACGGGAGGACCAGCAGGCAGGCGTCCGCCCGCCGCATCGCCTCCCGGTCGCGCCCGAAGCCCTCGATGGCGAGCGGGTGGTCGAGGCCGCGGCGGAATGCCTCGGGCGTCCACTCCTGCCACCGCTCGTCGATCTCCGACCACGCGAAGCCGCGGTCGTTGGGCGACGGGTTCCTGAAGTCGTAGACCTCGTGCCCGGCCTCCCGCAGCGCGCGCACGATGCCCGGCTGCTGCTCGTTCCTCCAGCTCGATGCCACGTAGATCCTCATACGATCACCTTGCTCCCATCGATGAAACCAAGTTACTCCAGCGTGGCCAGCGCGCATTCGACGGCCTGCCGCCCTGGTCCATCGCCGTCCCATCCGGCCAGCTCCAGCACGTCGTCGACCGTCACGGGCTCCAGGGCCGCGTGAAGCTCGGCGCAGCACTCCGCCACGGCCCAGAGCTCGACGAGCCGACACAGGACGTTCGCGCCAGATGCGTCCACCGTGCCGACGTGGGTGCGGATGCGGGCGAGCCACCGAAGCGACTCGTGCGCGGCCCTCAGCGCGCCGCGCAGCTCCTCCAGCTCGCCGGTCACGGCTCACCCATCGGCTGCTTGCAGAAGGCGGCCAGCGCGGAGAGGCACTCGTGGGAGAGCGCGACCCCGGACTCCGGGTCGAAGATGTACTGGCCCCAGCGCGGATACCACTCGACCACGCCGAGCGCGTCTCCGCTGGACGACCTGATGATGTAGGTCTCGCGCGGCGCCGTCCCGACCGGCTCCGCGGACATGAACCTCCCGAGCCTCATGCTCCGCCCTCCCTCTCGATGTCGGCGAGGCGGACGTCCCCAGACAGCACCGCCTCCTCGATCTCCGCTGCGCCCTCCGCGTACCACGCGGCCTCGTCCCACGGGCAGCGGCCCTCATGGATCGCAGTCCACTCATCATCCGTCGGCGGCCGGAACCTCCCGACTGGCTCGACCGACCCGTCCTGCGGGTGCTCCCACGAGCCAGGCGACCAGATGAATTTCCCGGTCCAGATGCTGATGCCCAGCGGTGCATCGTCGAGCCCGAGGTCTCCGAGCTGGCACAGACCACCCTCCTGCTGCTCGAATGCGACGTGGGCCCCGACGGTCCACAGGACGCAGCCGTTGCCGCCACCGTCGTTCGCCACGACGGCCAGCGAGTCCAGCTCCCACCGAAGCCCGTTCCACGGCTCACCGCGGTTGCCGCTCTGGAATATCCCGCTCATCGCTCGCTCCTTGTTGGAAACCCCATCAGTCCCTCCTGCACGAGGCTGCACCACACCCCGTCACCGCCCGTGATGATGTGGTCGACGAGCGGGACACCGAGCAGCTCCCCGGCCCCGATCACGCGCCGCGTCAGGTCCAGGTCGCTCTCCGATGGGCGCACCGCGCCGCTCGGGTGGTTGTGCCCAAGGATGATGCTGTTGGCGCCCGCCAGGACGGCCCAGCGGAATATGCCGGCCACGCTCGTGGCTGCGGAGTCAACCGAGCCGGCCGCGGCCAGGTGCCAGCCGACGGGTCGCTTCCTCGCATCCAGCCCGACCACGACGACGCGCTCCTGCGGTCCGTGCGGGATGATGTCGAGTAGCAGGTGGGCGGCGAGCACCGGGTCCGTCAGCTCCACATCCGGCATCTGGTGCCCGGTCCTTGAGTAGTGCAGCGCCACCTCGCGGACCAGCAGCGAGCGACGCCCGGTCACGGCGCGCACTCCCGCAGCGCCAGATCGTAGGCGCGGCAGGTCTCGCCGGTCACGTAGACCGCCCGCCCGGTCTCCTCGTCCTCGAAGACGCCGGCTGCAGAGTCCGGGTGACCCGACTCCGCGATGGCGCTCCTGAACGAGCGCACCAGCTCCTCGTGGGACGCCGGGCGCAGGTCGCGCCCCGTCGCGTAGTCGCACACCCAGCCGTAGATCTGAACCACCATTGCCTGCTCCTCGCTCATCACTTCCTCCTTGCTCGCCTACTCGTGCTCGACCGGCCAGACCCACCTCGGGTGGCTGTGCACGATCGCCCCGTCGCCGATGTCGATCCTGACGATCGGAAGCCTCGGGTCCACTCCGACCACCGCGCCGACGTGGACCGTTTGATTGTCACGGACGACGCGCACGCGCCGGCCCGTGGACGACATCCATGCCTCCGTCCAGTCCATGCCTCTCCCTCCTTGCCTCGAACTCCTCGACCAGTTGATCAACCAGGAGGCATCGCGCCTCGTTCAGCAGCGCCAACTTCCGATGCCTCGCCGTCGGGTGATCGCAGCACACGTCCCTCTCGACACCGCGCAGTCTTACGAGCCCGCGCCCCGTGTGCCTCTCCAGCAGCAGCACTGCGCGCCCCGCGAGAAGCCCAGTGCGCTCATGGCCGCCCGGGACCCGGTGCCACGGCCCGTCCCATGTCGGCGCGAACCTGGTGACCAAATCAACGATCGCATGCCGCACGCGCTGCTCGCAGTCGACGCGCTGACACAGGGCGCACCGTGCCTCCCGCAGGGCCTGCTCGATGATGAGCTGCCACCTCAATCCAGGCCGCTTCATCAACCGCGCTCCATGCGGCGCGCCTTCTCCGAAGCCGCAAGCTCCGCGAGGTACGCGACCAGATCGCCGCGCCTCATGTCGTCCACTCGCATCTTGGTCCCCGTCAGCCTGTCGTGCACGAAGCACGCTCCGCCGTCGCACCTGGCGAAGTAGCGGGTCCCGGCGTACTCGTGCTCGAGGATCTTGTTGACCCGGGCGCACGTCTCCTTCGCCCGACCTGCTCGCTCGCCCATCACCCGTCCGCTCGCGACTTGCCGTGCAGCGCGCCGCGCCCTTTGTTCTTCTCGCTCTTGGCGACGATGGCCGCGGTGAGGTCAACGCCAACGCAGTCCGCCAGGCGGTAGACCTCGAGCACGGCAAGCTCGAGGTCGATGAGCACGTCCGAGCGCTCGTCGCGCCTCCATCGCTCGGCCGCGTCGCACACCCTGGCGATGATCGGCCAGACGAGCACCTCGATGCGCTCGTGCCTGGTCGCCAAGGTTGGCCTGCGGCACCGAATGCGCCCGTCGCTCCACTCCCCTCCCGTGAGGTCGTGGAGCATGACGAGCAGGCGGATGGCCGCGTCGGCAAGCTCCTCCTCGAGCGGGTCTCCTCCGAGTCCGTTCGCAACCGCCCCGTCACACGTACAGGGTTCATTTGTGATCTCTGGATGCATGGTCACAACCCACCGTGCATCATCGACCGTAGGGCCTTGCGGAGCGCGGTGCATGCCGCAAGGTCGAGAAGTACAACCAGCGTAGGCATCCCGGCGCTCCCGGCCTTGCGGTCCTCCTCTGTCGGTCTGCCGATGCCCAGACAGACCTCCTCGCGCCCGTAGCCTCCCGTTACGTGCAGGACCATGCCGTCCTCGCAGGGGATGATCACCTCGTCGAATGCTTCTTCACCCATGGTTCGCCTCCTCGCGCAGGACGCATTCCCAGCACAAGTAGTGTCCGTCTCCCTGACATCCACCATTGGCCGGTGTGCCGGGAGCAAACATGTCGCAGCGATGGTCGGGGTCGCGGACGCCTGGGGTGCCGTCAGGAACAGTGCGGAATCGTCCGTTGATGCGGCCCCACACGGCCTGGCACCCGATGCACACGACGCTCTTGTCTATGAGCGCCCAGTCACGCTCACCACACGAGCACGGCGCGGTTGACACAAGGCGAATCATTCCACGACCCTCCACAGCCAAGACTTCATGCCCTTGGGAGTTTCGTCTTCATCGGTCCAGCGCAGCGTAGCGCCGCAGTGTTCGCACTCGAAATCGACGCGGCTCTCGGCTCCCGCCGGATGCCGTTGCTGTACCTCGCACGATTCACACCGTACCCAGCCGCGATAGCACCAACGTCCGATCTCGGTGGTCATGGTGCCACCGGAGACACGGCGTCGCAGGACACGCACCCGGCCTTGCCGCGTAGCCAGCACACCCACTGGCCGCTCGGTAGTCGCTGCGCCGGTTCACGCACGACCATCGCGGCCTTCGTGATCGGCCCTCCCAGGATCGCGTGGTAGTCCACGACGGTACCGACCTGCAGCCACTTGTGGCGATCCCACTCGGACAACATCGTCTCCCGTCGTCGGCGTGCCGCCTTGCGGTCCATTGCCTTTCCAACCCACGGGCTCATCGCTGTACCTCCTCTGTCCACTCAGCCAGAGCACGCGCCTCCGCGATGAATCGTCGAATGGATCCGTTGTCGAGCCCCCGACCCTCGCTGACATGGGCCGCCCACTGGACTGCGATGGTGGCTCCGTAGACGGACAGGAAGCGGTCGCGAGCAACTTTCTCCCACGACCCGTCGTCGGTAATGCTCTTACCGGCACGACACTTACGGCAACGCTCTGCGTCTTCTCGGAGCGCCCGCTCGCCAATGGCCTGATCGCTGTTCCACTGCGCCTCGCCGCTCATGGTGCCTCCCCGTGCATGTCCCTGGCTCTCCACCAGGACCAGTAGATCGCGCTTGCGATGGCGACGGTCTCCTCGGTGATCGTGTAGCCCGCGCCCCGGGTCACGATCACGTCCGCGATGTGCTCGCCCTCGTGCCCCACGCGCATGTCGCTCAGCCTTGCGTGCGAGCGACCGTCCTCGTCCAGGTCGCAGACGATCTTAGCTCCGGGAGGACTCGCACCCATGGCGTTGCCGTCGGTCACGGCGAAATGCACCTTCGGCGGCCGGTTTCCGGCATCGCTCATCGGCGCGTAGGTCGCCGTGCTCTTGTCGTGTGCAAGATCGGAATCGAATCGTGGTTGCGTCATGTGTTAACCTCGCCCTGTTTTTCTCTCGCTGTTTACCAGCACGACCGTCGTCCGTGAGCGCCTGCGGGGCTTTCGTCGGGGCTTGCACTTGGGGCAGAAGTCCTTGCCGCCCTCGGCAACGTGCTTCCAACCGGCCCGTTTCAACTCCTCACGCATCTGGTGGGCATAGAAGCAACGCCGCGAAAGTCCGACGCTTCCGCACTTGTCGCAACGAACCTCAATGAAAATCACGGTCGGCCTCCGTTCTCTGCGCGTTGACTTCTCTCGCTGTTAAATCCGTGGTCAGGGGCGAGTACCTTGACGTGCGCGGCGGCCTCGTTCAGCTCCGTGATGACGAGCATGCACTTGCCCAGCAGGTTGTCCCACGAGCAGGGCTCGAAGCCGTTGGACGCGATGACCGCCGCGGCCTCCCGCGCCAGATCATTCGGGCTCACCTCAGCCATTGCGCCTCCTGCATCGTTCGCCAGTGGGCTGGAGGAACCCACAAGGGATTGCCCATACGCGCCCCGTCGGCGTCGCGCCGGCACACGTAGGCCGACCCGTCCTTCACCTCGATCAGCTCTGCAAGGTCCCAGCGGTCACCTTTCTCGACCCTGGGCGAGGCCGTCCACGCTCCGCACCACACGGCGCAGGTTCGGCGACGCGACCCGGCGTCCCCGAGCGCCTCCAGCTCTCCGTTGTCGTTGGTCCAGTCAGCCATGTCGCCCATGCTCCGCCTCCCTCGTCATCAGCTCCTCGTGCTCCAGCAGGAGCGCGGCGATGGCGCGCGCTCCCTTCTCGATCCTCAGCCACGGCTGTCCGTTGCGGAGGATGTCGATCCTGCACTCGCCCATCACGTCGACGAACTCGTACTTGCCGCCCAGCACTTTGATGTGACGCTCCATGCTGCACCTCCTACTCGAACGGGACGCACTGGGCGCAGTAGCAGGCCGCTCCGGGGATGCCGTCGCAGTCTTCACCGCACGAGCAGCAGAGCTGCTTGCCCGTGATGAGCGCGAAGAGGCGCGCGACGGCCTCCTGCGCATAGAGTAGTCGCGAACCGGGCACGCTGCCTACACTCCACAAGGCAGACTCCGAGTCCGGCCCCGCGTCCTCTACGGCCCGAAGCCAGCCATGCTGTCCGTCGCGAAGCGCGGCCGATAGCTCGTCGCCGCAGGCGCGTGCCACCGGCTCCTGCTCGTCGCCGAGGATCGTGGCGAGGTCATGCTCCGCAACCTCGCGCTCCCAGTCGACGAGCCCGCTGCTGCCTCCGATAGATGCCTTCTCGCGCAGGTACTCCCCGCGAGCGCCAGCGATCCAGGCGAGCCTTCCGATCGCGTCGGCCGGCCCGTAGGCGAAGACCACGTGGTCGATGTCCCCGCCGACGTAGAGCGACCTGTTCCGCAGGCACACGGCCTCGAAGGAGTAGGCGGAGTCCCAGTGGCTGTCGCGATGTCGTGCCGCACACCATCGGTCGAGACCGTGCGGGTCGACCCCGTTGCAGCGGAGGACGTGCTCGGCGAAGGCGGCGCGGGCCTGCCGTCGCACGCGCGCCTCGTAGTCTCTTCGGCTGATCATAGCCCGGCTCCCTCCACGACCGCCTCGAGCTGCTCTGCGCATCGCTCGAGCTTCTCCGCGCTGAGCCTCGCGCAGACCGTCTGCTCCTTGCGCAGCATGTCGGCGAAGCGCAGCCACTCGACGCTCAGCTGGCGTAGGTCGCCGCCGAGCCGATCCACTGCATCAGCGGCCCGCAGTAGCTTCCCGTCGGCCGTGCCGGGGCTCGCGGCCCGCAGCTTGCGCGACAGGTGGAGGAGCGCCACGGCGACCTCGTCGCCGGCGTACTCGACGCTCACGATGTTCCCGTCGTCCAGGCGCAGGTGCCATCCGCGCTCGTTGGCGAACAGTGCCGCGCTCACATCGTCCTCACTTCCGCGACTCGCGCGGAGGCCCACGAGTCCTCCTCGTCCCAGTAGATACCATTGGCCATCCAGTCGAGCACGGTGGTCAGCCCGGCAACCTTCAGCTCCTCCCCGTCGGCTCCGTACAGCACGACCTCGATGCATGCCACCTGCACGCGATCGCATCGATTGATGCCGGCCGCCACCTGCTGCAGAAGCTCGGGCACGTTGCGCTCCCACTCGCACCGGCCGCAACGGGCCGACCCGAACGAGGCATCGAACTCACAGCTCTCGCACTTCCTTTGTTCGCTCATCTTCCTTGCTCCCTTCGACGGCCTTTGGCCGCCTCATCGATCAGTCTCAACGCCTCGGTCCTGTGCGCCCACGCGGCGATGCACAGCGCCTCGGCCTCGTCGTCTCCGACATCAACCTTGTATGCGGCACGCACGTACGCCACGGCCATCGGCTTCGTCGCTGCTCCGTTGCCGAGCACGTCCTTGCGCCACGTGGCCGGCACGACGCGGCCGATCCGCTTGGCGCCGACGCCGGCCAGCTCGAGGGCGAGCGCCCAACGTCCCCACGCCGCACCCATGCCGAAGTACGTCTTGAAGTTGCCGCGCCCGCCAGCCCACCCCGCGGTCCACCTCTCTGCGCCCACGACGAGATAGCAGCCGCCTCGCGACGCTGCGTCCTGCGCGCCCATCGCCGCGTCGACCAGCTCCTGCCCTCGGCGCACGGCACCGGAGGCGACGCGCCTGCCGCTTGCATCTAGCAGGCCCCACCCGCTTCGCTCGCCGGGGTCGATGCCTAGCGCGAAGAACGAGCGCGTCATCAGAACAGCCCTCCGGGAGGCTCGCTGCCGGTCTGCTTGCGCGGGGCTCGCGCTGCGGACCGCCTCGGCTTCTCCCGCCTCGGCTCGGGCTTCGCCCCAGCGAGCACCTCCGGGCGCACGACGTGCGTCTCGCTCTGGCATGCGTCGCAGTAGTGCTGCGCCGTGCGGACTCCTTGTGCGTCCATGAAGCGCACGGTCCACCCGCACGGAAGAGCATGGGAGAGGCGCGACGGTGCCTGCTCTGCCGCGCACCCATCGCACCTATAGATCAGCATCGTCCTCATCCTCCTCGGCCTCCGCCCGCGGCTCGTCGCGATAGGCAGACGGGACGAAGCGGTGCGGCGGCGGCTCGCCGTTGAACAGCCAGTTGGGCATGACGTCCACTCGTCGGCATCGCCTCGCCGCGGACGCCTGGCGCTCGAGCCTGTCGCCGGATGTCATGCCAGCATCAAGCTCCCCCCACCACCTCGTGACGTGCTCCAGCAGCATGTCGCGCTTGCGAGCGATGTCGTCGTCCTCCCCTCCCGCCTCCGCGATGAGGCGGTACGTGTCCATCGCCTCGAGCAGGATCAGCAGGTTGCCGAGGCCCAGGCTCTCGAGCTTCGCCACCTCCTCGCGCCACTGCACGAACCTCCGTGCCGTCTTGCGGTCGTCCGTCTCGGCCCTCGCTCGCCTACCTCGCTCGAGGGTCGCGAAGACCTCGTTGTTGTCGTCCGGCACCATCGCGGGTCGGTCTGGCAGGGCCAGCGGCCTGTAGGCACCCATCTGCTCCATGACGCCGTTGGCGATGGCCAGGCGGCTCGCCAGCTTGAGCGGAACGGTGCATCCGCTGCCGACCCCGCTCAGCGCCTCCTCCACGATCACAAGCCACCCTCTGACCTCCATCATCGTCCTTGCTCCTTCAGCGCCGCGCGCAGCTCCTTGTTGAGTCGGTTGTACGTCTCCAGGTCCCCGGCGCCACGCGCCTTCTCGGCCCGCTCCTCGAGTCGTCGCAGCCGCTGATCCCTCGCGGGCACCTGGGCGCTGCGGACCCCGCCGGCTCGCTCGATGTGGCCCTCGACCGTCTCGCAGCTCCTGAACAGGGTGCGGATGTCGAGGTAGGTCGTGCCCGTCTCGTTCTCGCCATTGTGATACGGCGAGGCCAGTGCGCCATCCACCGCCAGCTTCAGCTCGTCCACCGTGAACTTGTCCTGCACGAGGCGCGTTCGGATCTTCTGCGCCCTGTCCGGGCTCAGCCTCGCTCGCTCCTTCCCGGTCGCCA